CGTATATTGGCTCAACGGTAAATATCTCTGGCCGCTGGTCCTCTCACCGATACAAACTGAGGAAGGGAAGTCATGGAAACAGAAACCTGCAGGCATCATGGAATAAATATAGTGACGCCTTTTTTGAACTTTCTGTTCTCCGGGTTGTGAGTGATAAATCAGAGCTTATACCGGCAGAGCAGTCATTTTTCGAGCTTCTCAAGCCTGCGTTCAATATTGCCCCAAATGCTGGAAATTGCTTAGGTGTAAAGCACACCGAAGAATCAAAGGCAAATATGGGAAACAGCCATAAGGGGGAAATGAATTGCTGGTTTGGCAAAGTACCAGCCTGTGCAGGAATGAGCAGTTTGCCTGAGGTCAAAGCTAAAATATCAGCCAAGAATTCAGGCGCTGGTAACCCTATGTTCGGTGTTACTCCGCCACACGCCAAGTTTACCGACGAGCAAGTGCGCGAAATTCGGCGTGCCATTTCAGATGGTGATTCTCTTACCACCATCGCTAAAAGATATGGCGTCTCAAAGGCTAACATTGCCCACATCCGGCAAGGTCGGTCATATGCGAGGGTGGTCTAATGTCGGCAACAGCTTCCTGGTCATACACAGCGGCGGCCACAGTCTGGAAAAGTCTCGGCATCAGCGAAAGCGGTGATAGTCTCGGTTATTCGGCACCAATTCAGATCCTATGCGATTACGAAGGCGGCCTGTCGAAGCGCATCGGCAGTCTGGGCGCTGAAATCGTCGTGAAGAACACCATCTGGACGGAGTTCACTGGTGCAGAAACTGGCGACTATATCCTGATTGGCACTTCTACCGACCCAGATCCGCTTAACGCTGGCGCTGATGAGATACGGCAGGTAATCCGCTATGCCGATACGTTTGATCGGTTGGCTGATGATTACGCCATTATTACTGGAGTGTAGTCATGGGCGTGAAAGTTAAAGGCCTGAGTCAGGTAACAAGAAACCTGAATAAGCTGATAGATGACACTCAGGGCAAGAAAGCTGTCAGGGCAACATATATGGTGCTTGATGTTATTGGCGTTGACGCTGCCGTGATGACCCCCATCGACACTTCAACGCTGATTAACTCACAAGGCAAGGATGTGATTGCAAACAATGGCAGCGTTGTTGGCAAGCTGGTTTACACGGCTGAATACGCTCTTGCTGTGCATAACGCATCAGGGAAACTGAAGGGCAAGCCCAGGGCTGACTTTGGCATGACAAGCAACCGCTCGGCTGTTGGTCCTCAGAAGCCAAAAGCGTTTGGTGGTGGATCGAAGACAGGGAATTATTGGGACCCTCACGGTGAGCCGCAGTTTTTGGTCAAGGCGCTGAACAAAAACAAAGATGCCATCCGAGAAATATACAAAAAGGAACTTAAGCCATGACTCCTGCAATGTATGAGCGTGTCAGGAATATGTTCTTTGATGCCGGGCTGACAGCTGGATACAAGATTCAACTACTGCTGTTTGATGATAGCGGCAACCTGAAAGATGCGTTCATTGTTTTTTCACCAGGCGGCGGGACAGTTATTCGAGACGATTTATCGTCTGATTATTATGTCGACGTGACAATTGTTGGGGCCAAAGATAAACGGCAGGCAACCGCTGAGCGAGTGCAACAAATCACTGATTACGTTCAATCCAATCCTACCAACGATCAGTGTCTGAACTACATCGAATCAATGGGTGTACCTAGCCCAATGCCAACATCAGAAGGCCGTATCGTTTTCCAGCTCAGATTCCGTTGCGTATACGGTGACTAAATTAAATTCACACCATCCAGGCTGCCTACGGGCGGCCTTTTTATTTTGAGAGGTAATACATGCAAGGCTGTGCTAACGATTTTGGCAAGCTGATCGGCAAAGTGGCTGTGCTCCGCATGGCCTTCGGATGCCAGGATGCTGTCCCTGCGCTTTCTGACTGGAAGCGACTAGGCGCAATGACCACAAAGGGCTTCGACTATTCAATGAATACTGTCACCTCTGAGGCTGATGACTCAAAGGGGTTGACTGAAAACCTTGTCAATAGCATGGATTTCACCATTTCTGGCGATGGCGAGTTCCGCAAGAACGACAAGACCAGCGAAATCGGTGCAATCCACATGTCGAAATACATCTTTGATGAGGTTCAGGCTAGTCGCCAGCCAAGTGTCTGGGTGCGTTTTGATTTTACCGGGGAAGACGCTGGTACTTACATCATGGGGTATTTCAATACTACTTCATGGTCCGGCGATTTCGGTTCAAGCGATATCTCAACTTTCTCCGGCGAGTGGAAGGTGTACGACGCTGATACCGTGGTGTTTGAAATTGCAGGTGATGCGTTGTCATTCACTACCAACTTAACCCCAACCAAAACAGTTGCGACTGGCGCTGCGCTCACAATGACGGTTGCTGCAACGGGCGGTACCGCACCTTTTACCTACGCCTGGAAGAAAGATGGTTCGGCGGTAAGCGGTCAGACGTCTGCAACATTCAATAAAGCTGCTGCTGTATCTGGTGATGCCGGTTCCTATGTCTGCGAGGTCACTGATTCAGCCACCACTCCGGCAAAAATCACTTCAACGGCTTGCGTTGTAACTGTCAGCTAATAGCCATTCCAAAGGGTAGCTTGCTGCCCTTGATAATGTCCATTTAAGGCAATGAGATGATCCCTTTAACTGATATCGGCGAAGTTGTTCTAACTAACAGGGAAGAAGAGGGGCGAGAGTTTATTTTAAGGCCTTCCTTTGCTGCAATGACAAGAATTGGTTCGCCGGATGAAATTGTAATGGCCTACGCGACCATTCACGGAAGTGAAGTTCAGGGAGTGCTGTCTTCATGTGCGGCGCATCTTGGTCGGATTCCAGAGTGGTTATCCCCGCAGGTTTACCGCATGGCAGAGAAGGTACTGTCTGTTTCAATGCAGGTTGTGCAGGCTTGCTGCGAAGACGACCTGACGACCATGATTGGCGAATGGAAAGGCTGGTCAAAATACATCGTTTATCGTCCAGGAAAGCTAAGCCGCAATGACATCATCGTTATCGCGCAACACCTGATGACGCATGGAATTATCGGAAAAGCCAAAGTCAGAAAACTCCAGCGTCACGAAAACAACGACACAACATCCTCATTTAACGCCATCGAATACATCAATGCCGCCCGCACTCACTTTGAAATGACAAGAGAGGATGCGGCACATCTGACAATGACCGAGTTCGCCCTCTTGCTCAACGCCAAATACCCTAATCAAAAAGGGCTGACGCGCGAGGAATACGACGAAGTCATGGATGATGACGAGCGGCGGTGGCAGGAAATGATGGCGAAAGAGAAGCAGAAAAAACCACTCTATTAGCACGCAGTATCCATGGAGAATAATCAATGTCAGAAAATTTAGGCGGCATCGATATTACGATCTCGCTGGATACGGCCCAACTTCTTGATGGTGCCAAGGATGTGCAGAATGCACTTAGCCAAATCGATAGTGCTTCCAATAAAACTGGCAAAGAGCTTGATGGGCTGGACAAAAGTACTTCAGATACCGGTTCAGCATTTTCAGAATTGGCGGGTTATGCCAACTCCATGGATAACCAACTCAAGAAACTGAACACCAATGTTAGCGGTATTGCGCGGGCAATGGCAGAAGCCAAAAGTGGCACGGGTGCAGCAAGCAGTGAGTTTAGCCGAGCTGAAGCAATTATTGAGGGGCTTGGTAACCAGTTAGCCATTCTGGAAGAGGCTCAGCAAGGGTCAGCTCGCAGCGCCGCAATACTCGCAGCTCAGTTACGCGCAGGATCGGCAGCAACCGAACAAGAGAAGAAGGCAATTGGAGATCTAACCGGCCGCCTGTTTGACATGAAAAACAGTGTCGATACTGGCACTAAAAGTCATGGCAAATGGAAAGGCAGCATGCAGCAAGCTGGCTATCAAGTGCAGGACTTTATTGTTCAGGTGCAGGGTGGTCAATCGGCTCTCGTCGCATTCTCACAGCAGGGATCACAGCTAGCCGGAGCGTTCGGGCCTGGCGGCGCGGTAATTGGCGCTGTCATCGCGCTTAGTACTGTTGTTGCTGGCACGCTGATAGCGTCACTGAATGGCGGTAAGAATGCCATCGAAGCACTGACAGACGCAGCATCGGCAATGGATAAGGTCATTAGCGTATCGCAAAACGGTATTGCTGCACTCTCAGATAAATATGCCAACCTTGCGCGAGTGAATGCCGAAGTTGCAACGCTCATGCGCAACCAGGCACTGCTTGAATACAACCAGGCCATTGCCAAAATACCAAAAGCAATCGGAGAAGCATCATCAGCTTTCGTGTCATTTGGCGATAAGGCTCTATCAGCGCTTTCTGGCGGGTATGCCTCCGTACAAGGATTCAATGATCGCCTTGCTTCACTGAATATAACCACAGATGATTTCAGCTCTGCGATGAAGCAGGCTTTTTCGGCAGGCACTGCGTTCAATTCGACCACTATGAGTATTGGCAATACAGTCGGTGCTCTGGCGTCAAAACTAGGTATCACGGAACAGGAAGCCTTTGGGTTAGCTAAGCAACTCTCCGACCTGAGCAAGAATCCATCTCCGGAAGCGTTGCAAACTTTGGCGCTTCGACTGCAAGGCATGACTTCGTCATCCAAAGAAGGGCAAAAGGCGATCACTGAATTGCTTGGCCCGATTGTCAATCTTGCACGCGAATCGGCGAATGCGGCGTTCAACGTAGATAGCCTGAAGAAGTCCACAGACAACCTGACCGCTGGGCAAAAGAGCCTGATTCAGCAATCTGAGCGAAACCTAGCCCTATCTAAGTTGCAGGGTGAGGCCCGAGCGCGACTCCAAGCACAATATGCAGCTGAAGATGCAGGGTTTTCAAAAGATGACCCACACGCCGTGCAGATGGAAGCTGATGCCGCCGCAACTTATAAAAATGCAGAGGCTCAGAAGAATCTGACCACTGAAAATAAGAAGGCTGTCACGCAAGGCGAGTCTGTAGCTCAGAAACTGGATAAGTTACGCCAACAGTCAGAGCTTGCAGCAGATTCAACCAAGGAGCTAAGCCGGGAACAGGCGTTACTTAATGCTGAGCAATCACTTGGCAAGGGTGCAACGCAAGGACAGATTGAACAAGCCCGTCAATATGCTGCAGCTAAGTGGGACACCGCTAACGCAATCAGAGCGCAGGCGGCAGCGGAGAAACTTCTCCCTGAAGCTAAAGAGAACGCCAGCTATAAGCAGGATGTGGATGATCTGAACACTGCTCTTGCCGCTAAGAAAATCAGCCAGGAGCAATACAATTCAACCTCTGAACAGCTTGAGCAGAATCACCAGACGGCATTAGCGAAAATCCGTGCTGACCAGGCAGTAACGCCACAACAGGCAGCGGCGGGAACAGTTGATCCTGTTCAGCAACTTGCTAATGAAAATGCGCAAAAACTGGCTCTCATCCAGCAATTTGAAGCTAACAAGACCATCACTGAGCAGCAGGGATTAGCGCTGCGAAATGCCGCTAACACTGAATATGAGGCTGCCCGCACAGCGGCCATGTGGGAATTGTTCAAAAACCAAAGCGCCGGTAACGAAATTCTGGCAGCAGGATTTGAATCACTTGCTGGTAACGCATCGAATGCTCTTACCGGAATTGTCACCGGTAGCATGAGTGCAGAAGAAGCAATGCAGTCCCTTGCCAGTAATGCGCTCAACAGTCTTATCAATGGATTCGTCCAGATGGGCGTTGAGTGGGTTAAGTCAGCCATCACCGGGAGTGCGGCGCAGATTTCCGCAACAGCAGCAACAACATCAGCAGCAGTTGCAGGAACAGCGACGACTACAGCGGCAAGCGTATCCTCAGCAGCGGCCACGACTGTCGCATGGACTCCAGCGGCTATTGTGGCTTCTATCGGCTCATTCGGTGGCGCGGCTGCAATTGGTATCGGCGCGGTAATCGCTGCAATGGCACTTTCCAGCTCAATCGCCGGGAAGCGTAAGAACGGTGGTCCGGTATCGGCTGGCTCGATGTACCAGGTAGGCGAGGGCGGCATGCCTGAAATCTACCAGGCCAGCAATGGAAGCCAGTACATGATCCCCGGCGATAACGGCAAGGTCATCAGCAACAAGGATATGCAGGGTGGTAGTGGTGGTGGAGGTGTGGTTATCAACATTCAGAATTACACACCATCCACGGTGGATGCGCAGGCATCGCAAGGGCCAAATGGTGTCACGGTAGATGTCATCGTTGCGGATATAAACAACGGTGGCCCAATAAGCCAGTCCATCCAGCAAAATCACCAGGCACCGAGAAAAGCGAGGGGGTAATTATTGCGTTCACTTGCGTCATCCCTCTGATACCATGCGACAAATTATTACTTTTGGGATAGGGATATGAAGAAAATATTGGTCGCGTCAATGGTTGTAATGCTGCTTGCTGGCTGTGCGTCTTCAGGAAATAAGCATCTTCAGAAAGAAACTGAAGTCAGCATGCAGTCTAAGATAAAAGAAGGTACGACCACCAAAACTCAAGTTAAAGGTATGTTTGGATCTCC